TTAACCTCTCGTGTGATCATAGTCTTCGAACTTCTTAATCGTCCTAAATATCTGCTTATTGTTAACCCAACGCTGCAGGTACCTTGTTTTAGCTAAAGCATTCGGTTTGTCAAAAATCATAATGTACGGATCATAGCCAATATCCCTCAAGGTATATACACGATACAAATCTTCTTCGTGTGTACTATTAAAGTTTGTTAGCACGTAAACGCTACGGTTGCGCTGACTGCCTTTCCACACAGATCTGTATTCCTTTAACTTTTCCAGCGTTTCCATATCAGCAGGATTATCCCAAGCAAAGTGAAGCATACTGTACTTGACTTTATTAATAGCAGCGGCTTTTTCGTCTGTCATAAGCCTAATATCAAGCCCTTGCGTGAAGTCTACCCATGCACCGCTATCAGCCAGTTGTTCAAGCAAATCCCGCCATTCAGGAGCCGCCAAAAGGTTAGGATCAAGCAGCTTTATGTGCTTCTGTCCACGCCAAAACTGCGATAAATCAGCAACTTTATACGCTTGTTTTCCCTCTTTTTTCGCAACAATGCAAAATGGGCATTTACGAGGACAACCCCTAGTTAAATAACCATATGCCATATTTTTGACGCCATATAAATCATAATCCGGAAAAGCACATTCAATATTCTTAGGCAGCCTCCTAGTTAAATCGTAACCAGTACCGCCTTTGACTATTTTGTCAGCCTGATATGATTGAATATCGTCCTGCGTAAAAGTAAAAACTTTAGCCATATACACAATGTCGTAATGTTCAAGGCTACCTGCCCATTCGACTGTATCACCGGCGCCCTTATGCCATGACGATATTTTCATCAACGCAAGGTTAGGCCAATTATGATTATCCACATCAACAAGTCCTATTTTCATCAAATCACATCGCTTTCCGCAAAGCCATTCCGCAAAGCTCTGGAAGATTGGCAATTACTAAAGCTGCCGGCAACTGCGGCGGTACTGCGTTACCGCATCTGGCAACCTGTGCTGTTTTAGGATATGGCCTGCCGAGATAATCACACTCAATAATATATGTATCAGGAAACCCCTGCGCCCGAAACAACTCTCTCGGTGTCAGCATACGCATGCCAATATCGATTATTTGATACTCCTGGCCAGCAACGGTAATCAACCCGAAACGGTCCTTTGTTGTGATCGTATGCAGTGGTTCATCTAATGTCTGACCGCCACCCTGCCCATAGTACTTGAGCAAAAATGCTCTTACTTCGCTAAAATGCCCACCGCCAGCCGTTACAGTGTTAAATGGTCTTTCTAACGACTGCTCACTGCTCTTGTTGAGCTGTATCAAATTGCTAGTTACAATGGCATTATGATCTACCGTTGTAATCGTTGGCAGAGGCTTATCTAATCCAGCGCCTGAACCTTGATAATTACCGCCGTAGTGTTTTACTAAACTTGCTGCCACAAGCCCATACCTGTTGCTGGCATCAACCACCATCAATGGGCGCTGTAAAGCCTGTCCCCGCACTTCTTTTTCGCTTTGCTCGCCGTGATACTGAATTAAATTCGGTGCTATTAACATATGCTCATTTTTCGTACAAACGGTACTGAGCGGCCTGTCAATATCACTGCTACGTTTATCACCGGCAAAACCATTTTGGCAAAGTTGCGTTACATATGGCGTTACCAATCCAAAGCCGTGTTTTGCAGTGACCGTCGGGAACGGTTTATCAAAATCTGCGCCCCTGAAATTCTCGCCACCGTGGTTTACCTGCACAATAAATGGCTGTGGATTATCGATAACGAATTTTTGTAATCCCTTTGCTATGCGCCGCAACGTATTCTCTGCAAGCGGTTTCTTCCGCTCGAATATTGACGGGCAGGGAATTGACCAGTCAATGCACTCTGCAGCAGTATGCCACGGTTTCAGCTCTCCTGACTGAACTTTTAAGCTTGACGGATCTCCGTGTGTAGGTTTCGGCCAAACTATAGGCCTCCCATCACACCGGGCAATCAGAAAGAAACGTTTTCGAATCGTTGGAGCACCATAATCACAGGCCCGCAGTTCCCGCCAATCTACCTGATAGCCATGCCGCCGCAGGGCATTAACGAAACAGTTAAATGTGCGCCCTTTCTGATTAGGGTCAGGGCGATCACCCAAGAGCGGGCCCCACGTTTTAAATTCCTCAACATTTTCCAGCATTATCACACGTGGCCGCACTGTTGCCGCCCATTTCAGGGCAACCCACGCCAGCCCTCGGATATTTTTATCAACTGGCTTTCCACCTTTTGCCTTGCTAAAATGCTTACAGTCAGGACTAAACCAGCATAACCCTACAGGCCTGCCGCCAGTAGCGGTAACCGGATCAATATCCCAAACAGATTCGTTATAATGCTCAGTGTAAGGATGGTTAGCTTTGTGCATGGCAATAGCAGCCGGATCATGGTTGATAGCTATATCGACATCACGCCCGATCGCCATTTTTATTCCTGTGCTTGCCCCACCACCGCCAGCAAAATTATCAACGACTATTTCGTCCCATAGTTCTCGCTCCATCTATATCACCTCAAAACGATTATGATTTATTAGTGTCCAGATTCTCAAAATCTTCCGGGAACAAATAATATCCTCTGGTCATATTTTTAGCTATAACACGGCGTATAGCCTCTTGTGGAGCATCAAACTCATGGCTCATAGACACACCTCTGTAACGATAACGCAGTTGAAAAACAAACGTGTTACAACAAGCCTTTAAGTCTATAATTTCCATATGCAAATCAACTAATTTTTGATATTCATTCGGATTTTGTTTTAAACGCTGATACGCTTCTTCTACCTCTGCTAATTCCTCTTTAAGCTTGGCAATCTGTTCTTCTGGTTTAACATCTCTAAATTTATAACATGGTGTTGTTGCTTTAATTTCCATAATTATTTCCTCTTTCTCATACGTTTTTTTGCTCTGGCTATATCAACAATAAAATCGTTGACTTCACCGTAATATTTTTTCCTGGCATCTAAAACTGCCTGTGATTTTTCTTTCTCAGCTTGATACTTAGGACAAGCTGACCAACAATCTGTATGACGTTCAATACAGTTTTTACAAGGGAATGCCATATCAACAAGCCACCTTTTCTAACTTCGCTCTAAAATCTCGGCGCCTCTTAACTGGAACCCAACTCGGTTCAGCCCCCAGCATATTAAGCTCAAAATTTGAGAAATCTAATAAGTCCTGGTGCTTTTCCGCCCATTTCCAAAAATCATCAATCCGGATCATCATTACCGGACGATTATTATGCATCGACATCAATACTGCAGGTATGCCGGCAGAAATACAAGTCTGCATCTTGCCATAACTCCTGTAACCTAAAATAGTGTTCAACAATGCACGTAATGACATATAATCTGTTGCTGCTGTTTTTGGACCAAGTTGGAGTAAATAGGCCATTTTAGTTATTGCCTTTTCTGACCGTTTAAATTTTTGAGCCAATTCTGCCGTCGTAGTTGTTGGCCACATTTTTTCTAACCGTTCAATCTCCTGCTGAGTCCATTTTTTCCACGTTTTCCGATGCATTATCCGAACCCCCTAACTTTTCAAGAAAAGCTATTTTTAAACCAAAGGATCTAAGTTTGTATTTTGACAGTTCAGTTTCAAGCATATATTTACGCCCAAATATTCTTTTCATATCCAGCCATACTAAAAGCGGCACCCGGTAAAACCGTTCCAGCTCAAAACTGCAAAGAATAAAAGCGGCAGCGCCAAATCCAACATGTTCACACAAAGCTTTTCTTTGCCATTCAAGCAGTGCTTCATACTTCATTCGATCACTATCCGTATGTTTAGCTTCAAACACTACTGACCTGCCATTTTTTAAAGTTCCCTTAAAATCAGGCTGGGCTTTTGATGCGAAACAGGCGATAAACTGACCTGTTCCAAAAGGTTTTATAATCTTCATCGGCTCCGGTGTTTTTTCTATTTTTGCGATTTGAGCCGCTAAATAATGGTCACACGAAGCTAATATCATTTTTTCAAAATGCTCGCCATATGCCCTGCTTTTTCGTCCTCTAACCGACCAATTTACACTCATAGCTACCTCACTTTTTTTGCGTCCGACCAGCAACTTTGCTAAAATTTATTTGTGAGTTCTGCAATGTGAAACTCATGACTTCGGCGGACGTCTGATTTTCTCTCCAACCCACTCTCAAATCTTTTTTGAAAAAGCACCGTGTAAAAAGCGGTGCTTTTTCTTTTTGTTTTACTAACCTTTAGGACTGCCGCTATAAAGAGCTTTCTCACAATTTTTTTGAACAGTCTTTAGAAAATTAACGTGTCTTTTGCTGTAATCCGGTTCTACCTGCAGGGCCATAGTTTCAAGCATTATTTCAGCTTGATAGATCGCCATACATAAAGCATCTGAAGTTTGCTCGTTTGGATTAGCAGTATAGGCCTTTAACGCTTCATCAACTTTTTCAAGTTCAAAATTCACTCGTCCAAACTGTATCTCTGGGCGATCATCTTGATAACTGTAAATCGGACTAATTTGCATCTGGGGTCTCCTGTTCATCATTCTGATTCTTATCAGCGGTTAAAGTTTCCACCTCAGAGCGTAACGACTTAATTTCCTTGCATAAAGCTTCTAAGCGTTTTGCAGAAATTGTTATCGTATCTCCAGACTGCCTTCTCAACACATCTAAAATTTGATCAACCGACATATTTTTCTCTTTACTTGGCGGTACTGCTGTATTTCCTTTACTGCCTTTGCTGCTTCTATTACCTTTGTTATTTGCCATTTTTCAACACTCCTAAATTTTATTTTTAAGCACTTTCGCCAACCGCCGGGGTGAATAGATCACCCTGCGCCCGAACACCCTTTACATACTCATGAGCTTCGTCAATTAGCATTTCCAGCGTTTCAATGCACTCTGCTGTAAGTAACATCTTAGCGTTAGGCTCCGCCGTTTCTGTAAGCATTTCTACAGTTTTATGCGGGGTATTCAATACCAGCACGCCATTACTTTGTTCAAGCTCCATAACAGCAGATAGCACAGCTCCCATCGTTTCCTGTATCCCCCCATAATTCAAAGATACGCTACGAGTGGTAATGCGGTCCGCATAATCTGCCGGCAACTCACACAATTCAGCAACATGCTTTGCTAATTCTTTGAATGCTTGAACAAACTCCGGGCGTGGTGATTCCATGCACTCAAGAGAATATTTATCCTCGTGTGCCTTACCATCTTCCCAGATAAGCGTTACCTGCCCTTTCTTCTCGTCATAACGAATTTTCCTGAACCTTCTTGCCATGTTCATCGCTCCTTTATTTAAAAATTGCTACAGGTCCCGGTGTAATACACGGGTCTGATGTAACCATACTGTTTATCTACCCTAAGCCCTGGCTGTCGGCCACTATTAGGGCAATTTTCACGACCTTTGCAATAGTTATCGCAAAATTGTTTTTGTTTCTTGAAATTTGCAATATCGTTATAATTTTCTTTCAGCCATTCATCGGATGCATCCGGATAAAGCAATCGTCCAAACTCAATAACTTTTTCGTTATAGGGGACCTTCAATCGCTCTTTCTTCCCAATCCGAGAAATAATATACGCAATGACTTTTTTATTTTTATCTCGCTGTTCTTTTGAAAAAGACCTGCTGAACTGTTCCCTGGCTTCACGATCATTCGCAAGCGACAACTGATAAGCTTCTGTCCTTATTTCTTCCTGTGCCCAATCAACTGCGGCAGCAAACTCCTGCTCGTTTGGCCAAAACTTTGTCTGCTGAATCACTTTTTTTATAGCCATCTCGAAAACAGGAACCTCAACCCGTTTGAAAATATCAATCCAAATATCCGCTTTTGTTGCCAAAGCGTCCTTAATTTGCTGCTCACTTGTCGTAAACTCGCTTCCGAACAAGTTTTTATTAACCGGCGGATTCCGACCGCACATCTGAAAAAACTTAAATCCCTTATAAATATCTGTTAATGCAAGTGCTCTCTGAGGCATTTAAACCACAACCTTTCTCTAAGATTGACCTGCCCGCTCAATCAATTCGTCTAAAATACTTTCAACATTCACCGACTGCCCGCGATTCCTTGACCTGCGTGCTTTTTCAAGTAAATTGGCAATATGTGTTATTGACCTGTTTTTATCCACCACAGCTCGATCACAAGCTAAAATAAAACTATCAGCACCATACTCGGCAACTAAATCATTAATCTGCTCTGCCTGGTTACGATTCAAGATCGGCATTATTTTTGCCGAAAAATATTGAGCACCTTTTGCCAATTCCGAGCTGTTTTTTTGGGGGATGTTGGGCGCATTTTTTTCTTCCCCATTTCTTATACTTTCTTTATCTTCTTCTAGTTCTTTATATTCTTCTTTTATGTGCTTGTTAGGTTCTTTGTTAGCTCTTTGTTGGTTGTTTGTTAGCTGGCTGTTAGGTTCTTTGTTAATCTCTTTGTTAACAGTAGGTTCTTCACCTTGATAAACCCGCCAATTTACTATGGTTATGAGCCTACCGCTCTTTGTTGATTTTCCTGTTAGCCTTACTGTTAAGAAATTGAGCCTTTCACACTTTTGTAACATTGTTCTTACATTTTGAACCGTAATCTGCTTGTTAGCCTCTACGCCTTCAGCTTTACACTGTTCAACGATTTTTTGAAGGCTTGTAACAAATTGCCCAGGCTTTAAAATTATTTTTTCACCAAAATAATCCCATTCAGTTTCCTTCCAGTTCGCCATAGCTAATAAAGTTATCAATATCACCCTCTGCTCATTTGAGCTATTAAGCCATATTGGTTTTTTGAATAACTCCCTATACAACTTAAAATACCCGCCCATGATATACCGCCTTGATTTTTCATTAGATATTTTTCAAGTCGTATATAGAGCCTCTAAAGGGCTCTATATCGACTTTATCATCGTCATAAATAAGCTCTTTCTGCGCTTTTTCTTCTAACATTTTTTTATAGCAGGAAGGGCCATAGCCATGCTTAATACTCTCCGGACGTTTTATATCTCGCCCACAACGTAAACACTTAGAATACAAATTATCCAATCGGACCATCTACTTTACTTGCCTGATCTTCAATATCGGGTAATTCATTTACCAAATCATCAATTTCAGTCGCTTCTGCAGATCCATCATCTGTCATTGCTACGGCTTTAGCGTCAAGAAAGTCTGTTATAGCGGTAGCGGCAAGGGCGTAATTTTGATGTGCAGCCATCTGTGCCAATGTATCGACAGGTAAATTCTTGATACTTTCAAAGCCTTTTTTTGTTAGTACCATGCAATCATCACTATAGACTTGGACAAATTTATCTGCTCTTATAGGCCGCTTAACCTCAATACCACCTTCAACCCATTGACGGATCATCTTACCAGTTTCCGGGGTAATGACTTCGATTTGATTTTCAAAAAGATTAGTACGGTCTTTACTGGCTACGGCATAATGCTTTTCACGATCAATATCGAATACAATCGTAAACTCATATTCCATTCCATCACGTTGTATCGGCGCTAATCCGACCTTTACAGGCGTTTTTTTGCCCTTCTCATTCTCCTGCATTTCGTAGGCTGTTTTTGACCGCATACAAACGATTACGTGCATACGGCACTGAAGTATTGCATCCACTAACTTGTTATGCTCCGGCGTAACATCTCGCCAAGCAGTAAAGCTGTTCCCGCTTCTACTGGTAGCACTTTTTTTGTCTACCATTTCCAAAATACCGCCTTGCCCGGACCAGGCATGAGATAGGCTATCAATTATCAGTACGTTATAACCTTCGGCTTCCGCTTCTTTGATCGCATTAATAAATTTCATTGGCGAAAATGGCGGTTCAAGTTGAGCCGCATCATATTCGCATAGATCAGAGTAAAGTTCACCGCTGCCATTTTCCGTGTCGATCATGGCGATCTTTCCACCCAATCCCTGAGCCAGTAACAATGCGGAATAAGTTTTACCGCTGCCTGATACTCCACACAGTGCCATTTTCACAAAAATTCTTTTACGTTCTGCCTTTTTAAACATTATTTACACCTCGCAAGTAATAATCTATATTCACATAGAAAGCTCTTTCCTGGGCTTCCTTTTCTGTCAAATGTCCCATCAAAACCATTTGATCAATTTGATATATTTCTAACGGTACTTCTTTAAATTCATCATAAAAAAACCAAGCTTGATTCAACATATATCTCCCCGCCTAATCCACATAAGAATATCTTGAGCAAGGTCTACCAGCATCCAGGCAAGAAAATTCAAACTCGCACCGGTAACAGGATTTAATACGATCAACACTTGCAAAGACTTGCTGCTCAGAAGATACCGACATCTTTTTTGGTTTATGTTCTTTTTCAATAATCTCAGCAGCAGCATTCAAGCGATCAATTTTTGTCTGTAAATCATTTTTAGCCATCAAGCCAGCTCCCTTTGATAGTTAGGCATATATATACGTTCGTCAAAATAACTTTTCGGAACCTTACCTGCCGGCGGTAGAATATAACCTTGTTGCTTTAACTCATCACGTACAATCCGAATCATTTTATATGCAGTTGATTTGCTACAATGCAAAATTTTCATAACATCTTCTACGGTATAAATCTCCATTTGCGTCACCTGCCTCATTTTGCTATAATAAAAACATGAGTTAACTATTTGACCGTGGTTATCTCTTAATCGTCAGTGTTACCGCACTGGCGATTTCTCTTTTTCTTAATAAATCCTGATTGCGATAAACCCATAATTCCATATCGGATATTGCCTGCTTGACTTCGTTGATATTTTTTAAAATGTCGGCGAAGTCTTTTTCTTCGTCGCAACTTACCCGTTCGTCTGAGGCAATACTTAAAACGATTGCCAGTTTAGTATTTAGGGCACTAACTGACGAATAAATAAAGCAGGCCGTCTGTGCCAGTGATACCTCACGATATTCTGTACTCTGGCAAGCTTTACCCAGCGGGCACGCTTCCAAACAGTACCACCGCATTACATGGTTTTTCAAAACTCCGAAAGTTTCTGCAAACCGCATAATCATCTGCGGATGTGCCGCTTCCGGAACATTGATAATACGTGCGACTGTTGATCTGTGCATAGCAGCCTGTTCAGCGACGGTTTCTTGCGTCATATGGCACTCTTGAAGCAGTTCTTTCAGCACATTTACCACTCCCTTCTGCTGTAGAATAAACTCATAAACTCACCGTTTGGTATAGTAACGAATTTTCACTTTGTCCCCTACCTGTAGCTGGCGACCATCAGCAAAAAGCTCTTTGTTATCCTGCGATATTCTGTACTGAAAAGCGTTATAATCTTCTGCACTAATACCGTGTCCATAAAAACCTTCTGCTATATTCCACAAAGTATCTCCTGGCCGGACGACACAAGTAACAGTAACCTCTTGAACATCTGTTAAAGGTTTCTGCCCATCTGCAATACTGACCAACATCAAAGCCACAACTACAACAGCGCCAAATGCGATCAAATACTTCTTCATGTTTAAGCCTCCTTAGCATCTTTAATAAATTGATTTGCTGCTTCCTCTGTTTCAAACCAATCTTTATATACATCACATTTGTCATTGTTATCACTGGTATCTGTTGGCTTTTGATCAGATTCAACAGTTCTCGTGATAGCAGCGGTGACTTTACCGTTATCATAAAAACAGGTTGTTACTTCATAAAATTTCAATTTGCCTCAACCTTTCTTTTTGCGTATTGATACTCAATATAATGTTCAACTTCCTCATAACTGAAATTCAGTCGCTGTAAAAGTAACTTAACAGTATTTAACTCAAGCATGGCCTCATGCATTACATCGTAATTAAAATGAGTTTTGTTCTGTTCATGCCTCTCTGCCGCCTCAATAAAGTTTTGTCTTTTTTCATAGTAAAAACTTAAAATTTCGTCTTTATAATCAATCACGTTACTTACTCCTCTTCCTGTTTTTCCTGATCAGCTAGAATTTCAGTTTCACAGTCTGTATAACACTCTAAAATGTAATAACCACCAACCTGTTTAACTTCGTGAGAATCACTTTCTCGACCACAGTAATTGCATTTAGCCATCTTCTTTGCTCCTTTCTCCGTTAAAATTCGGCTTGGCGCCGTTTTCTCTCAAAACTTCAAATCAAACAGCGTTTTGTTGCGTTTCGCGACATTCATCTTCAAAAAAAATAACCCAATCAAAATTCAACACTTGAGCTATCTTTTTTGCTGTTTTAGTAGAAGGTTTTTTACTTCCTGTTTCAATCTCCGTATAAAACGTTCTCGAAATACCTGCCCGCTCAGCAACCTGTTCTTGAGTCAAATCTAATTTTAATCTAATATCTTTTAACCACAAACTTTTTTCCATTAATATCCCCCCTTTCTTTCTTGTCGCTTTTCGCTACATTTTTATTATAGTTTCAATCCGCGACATTGTCAAGCAGTTTTGTCCCTTGTTGCGACATTTATTTTTTTATATGTCGCTATGTGCTACAATTTCATAAAGAGGTGATCAAATGTTTGGAGATACTTTAAGAGAACTCCGCCTTTCAAAAAAGCTTACTCAAGAAGAAACTGCAAAGATTATAGGCGTTGCTCGTGGTACTTATACGCATTATGAATTGAATAAACGTGAACCTGACAATGACACTTTATTAAAAATAGCTAACTTATTTGGTGTTACTACAGATTACTTGCTTGGCCATACTAGTTCCACTGAAGCAAAAAAAACTCCTAAAGACCTCGCAAAATTTCTCGAAAACACCGAAGTTATGTTTGATGGTGAAGTACATCACCTGGACGAAGAAGATAAACAGAAATTAAAAAATGCTCTTGAATTCGTATTTTGGCAAGCTAAAGAAAAAAATAAGCGCAAGAAGCAATAAACTTCTTGCGCCATGTTTAACATACCCTTGCGGGTAGAAAACCTCATATTAAAGTATGATACAGCGAATCCTTACCAGCTTGCCAAATGCTTAAAATTCGACGTTTTTGAATTAGATTTGCCGTCAGAAATCAGAGGTTTTCTAGTTCGCCCACTAAGACGAAAATGTATCGTTTTAAATGCAAATTTATCAGAGCTTCAAAAGCGTATAGTTTTATGCCACGAACTCGGTCATGCACGGCTGCACTCTGGATACGGTTACTATCTCAGCACTAATAAACCTTACTATGTCCCCTGCCGCCGGGAGAATGAAGCCAACGAATTTGCGATACATCTTCTATCATACAGCCACGATCTTGATGCTGAACATCTTAATGCAATAATTAAAGAACGTAGGCCGGATCCAATGATAGTACATAAAATCATAAATGAATTAATTAGCCAATAACTCCATCAAAGGTGATGATCAGAATGGGATTTAGGTTTAGAAAATCAATCAAAATAGCTCCAGGTATCAGTTTAAACCTCGGAAAAAAAGGTATCAGTGCCAGTATCGGGCCTCGTGGTGCTAAGGTAACGATCGGCAGTCGTGGCAGTAGAGCCACACTCGGAATACCAGGTACGGGAATGTCTTTTACTGCTACCGGCAAACAAATTTCAAAATCTTTACGTCCGCAGTCGGCAGCGTCAAGCTTCTTAAAAGAATGCCCTTTCTGCGGTCGTAGAATGAGAAAACGCTGGGAAGAATGCCCACAATGCGGCCGTGAACTTCCACAACCAGACTTACCTACACAACAACAGCAGCCTGTAATAACAGAAGAATTTGAGCCTGACATTACAACATCAAACGAGCCTGAAGAAATGATTGACCAAGAAAGTTTACCGGAGCCCGTAATGCCCCCGCCTCCACTTGATCCTCATTTAGATAATGATTTCGACATCTTTTACGAAACACTTGAATTATTCCATTCCCATAAAGGTAAAGTAAGTAGTTATGAATACGCAAAAAAATTATTCTCCATTTTTCACCAGCTTACATTAACGAAAAAGAATGAGCAATTTTTGAGTGAACAGCTTGAGGAAACTTGGTTGTTAAATTTACTTCTTACTGCTATAGCTACAAATGACGTAGAAATATTAACCTCCGTTCCACCATACATTAAAGAACTTTATTATGGGATAGAACCTGAAAAATATGAACTTATAGCATTGGCTAATAAGGCTAACAACTTAGCAAATAAATTAAAAGAGTATATTTTTGATCTAAATATCAGTTATAAAATGACGGAAGATGAATTTATAAAAAATTTAAGTAGAATAGTACCACACCCAAAAGAAATTTTTATTTTGTTAGTCACATACGACATACTGGAAAAATATCCGTCAGCTGAAGGTATTGAAAAAAACCTGTACCATAAACGGAAATTAAACATTCTATCAAAACAAAGTTTAAATTTCATTTCACATAAATTTAATTCTCTTTGGGAAAAATTAAACAAACAATAAAAAAAGCAGCCCTTTTATTAGGGCTGCATAATTTAGGCACCAATACATAAACATATATTCGTTGTTCGCCATTATGCGTTCGACAATAAACTCAGGAGGACTATCATGCCAGCTTACAAAGACGAAAAAACAAAAAAATGGTATTGCCAATTCTATATAAAAGATTGGACTGGTAAAAATCGACATATAGTAAAACGTGGCTTTGATAAAAAAAGTGAAGCGTTAAAATACGAAGTAGACTACAAATCAAACTACATCGCAACTAACGACGTAACTTTTAGCACGTTAGTAGTCAAATATCTTGAAAACTACAAACTTAATAATAGAGCTTCGTCAACTCAAACAATAGAAGGACGTCTTGATAAAATAACCCCTTACTTTGGCAAAATGAAATTATCAGAAATAACCCCTGATAAAATAATTGAGTGGACTCAAACCATGAATAAAGAAGGCCTAAGTGCTTCATACCTAAAAACTATTATGACAACTTTCGGAGCAACATTTAATTTTGCTCGTATCATCTATGGCTACAAAGATAATCCATTAAAACATATCAAACCACCTAAAGTATCAAAACATGAAACTATGAAGATCTGGACACCTGACCAGTATAATCTCTTCATAGGTCAAGTAAAGAACGAAGAATACCGTCTAGCCTTTGACATTCTGTTTTATACCGGCTGCCGAGTCGGCGAATGTCTTGCATTATGTCCATCCGATATCTTGCCTAATAAAGCTATCCAAATAACTAAAACTATTATGACGCTGCATAATCCGCTGCGATATGAGATTGGACCAACAAAAACCTATTCATCCCGGCGTATTGTTACAATACCCGAATTTCTCTATAACAATATTCAGGTTCACCTAAAAAAACTATATAAGGTTAAAGATAATGAGCCGTTTTTTTACTGCCGACCATTCGCTTTACGAAATCAGATAAAAAAAATAAGCGAAGCAATGGATCTACCCAGAATTCGCATTCACGATTTCCGACACAGCCACGCTTCGCTATTAATTGATATGGGTGCGAATGTTCTTTTGATAGCTCAACGGCTTGGGCACCAAAATCCGCAAATCACCCTCAAAGTTTATGCACATTTATTCCCTGATAAACAAGAAACGATCGCATCTGCGCTGAACCAATTTTCTGTAAAACCAGTTCAAACGATAGACACGATCGCTCCTTAA